AACGGAGAACCTCAAGTACATATGTCAAGAAAGGTAGAGTTTGGTGCACCAGTTGTATATAATGCAGAGGGTGAGCGTATTCCTAACAACGAACTGTCCCAGTATGGTGACTTGGTAAGGGTAGTAGCAACAGCAGGCAAAGGAGATTATTCACAGTATGCTTATATTAACAAGATTAAATTGTTACAGAAGAATACTGAGGCCGAGGATGTGGCAGAAGCTGGTGCTTTCTAATATGATATAACAGTGTTATGTGAGCCATCTTCGGGTGGCTCTTTTATTCTAAGAGATAAGGAGGCTATTATGAATAGTAAAAAAATTGGACACACTCAGTGCCCCGAATGTGCCAAGAAGGGAAAGGATAAGTCCCAAGATAATCTTATATTGTATGATGATGGAGGAAAGAATTGTTTCTCTTGTGGTTATAATGTAAGTGGAGATGGTATAGTAAGTAACAAGTCAGTAGCATCCAGTATGTTAATGGATGAATACAAGGGCGACTATATCTTTTTATCCGACAGAAATTTAAGAGCTGAAACCTTAGAGAAGTATGGTGTTAAGGTTGAGCTTAATCAAGAAGGCAAACCTTATAAACATCACTACCCTTACCACAACAATAAAGGTAAGTTAGTTGGGATGAAAACAAGGATAGTAAAGGACAAGAAATTCTTTGGCTCTGGTGAAACATCAGCATCCAATCCTTTATTTGGTCAGCACCTGTTCAAAAAAGGCAGGAGATTTGTAACTATAACTGAAGGTGAAATAGATGCACTGGCCGCATATGAAATGTTAGGCAGTAAGTATCCAGTGGTGTCTGTCAATAATGGTGCTAACTGTGTAGAGAATATCAAAGCTAATCTGGAATGGCTTGACTCTTTTGAAACTGTGGTACTGTGCTTTGATAATGATGAAGCAGGACGTATAGCTGCAGAAAAGGTAGCACCTATACTTGGGCCGAATAAAGTACAGGTAGTTACACTGTCTGATTACAAGGATGCATCAGATTATCTGACCAACAAACACGGAAAGTTATTTGTTGAGGAGTGGTGGGATGCCAAGCCTTATGTAGTATCAGGCGTAGCAACTGTTGCTGATATGTATGAAGCCCTTCTTAATTACAGGGATACTGAACTCATTCCCTTGCCCGAATCATTTGGTAATCTTAATGAGATGACGAGGGGTGGACTAGCTAGAGGTGAGCTTACATCTATTATTGCACACACTTCTATTGGTAAGACTACAGTATTGAATGAGCTTATATATCACTTCGCTGTTAATACAAATGAAAAGGTGGGTTGTTTTATGGTAGAGGATGGCCTTGATGAAACAGTACGTAAGATTGTGTCTGTACACAAGGGTGAGAACCTATCACTATTAACACCAAAGGATTTAGATGTTGATGACATAATGGCCGATGCTAAACAGATTGGACTAGGCTCTAAGGTACAGCTACACGATGACGGTGGTGGTTCTATTGAGATTGAAGAAATGTTTGCTAAGATAAGATACTTTGTTAAAGGTATGGGGTGTACTGTGATATTGGTAGACCCACTACACACAGCAATTAAGAATTTATCCAATGAAAATATTGAGGAGGTAATGGACAGATTCATTAAGCTGTGTAAAGAAACTAAGGCCTGTGTTATATTGAGTACACACACTCGTAAGCCTGATGATGGCTCACACCCACACAAGATTAGTGAGTATGATGTTAAAGGTAGTGGTGCTATACCTCAAGCCTGTCATAATAATATATTATTCAGTAGGGATAAGTTAGCTGAGGATGATTATGAAAGAAACTCTACTAGAATTAGAGTGCCTAAGCTAAGACGTACAGGACAGACAGGTGAAGGTGGTTGGACTTATTATAATCCTGATGTAGGTAGACTAGAGAAAGGCATATCACCAACAACCAAGGAGGCAGAAATCAATGGGGGTTTTTAGTTGTGACATAGAAACAGATGGGCTGAACCCCACCAAGGTGTGGTGTATAGTGGCGCAGGATGTAGACACTAAAGAGATTGTTAAGTTTACTCCTGACTCTATTGGTTTGTTTAATGACTGGGTGGATAAGGCTGATACACTGGTTTTTCATAATGGGATTGGGTTTGATGTGCCAGTATTAGAGAGGCTACTAGGTACAGACTTTAGTGGTGTAACTATTGAGGACACTTTGATACTCAGTCAGCTGTCTGACCCTAGAAGAGATGGGGGTAATGGCCTAGCTAGTTGGGGTGAGAGGTTTGGTTTTCCCAAAGGTGATTACTCTGACTGGACACAGTACACCGAAGAGATGCTTGAGTATTGTGTACGAGATGTAGAGATAACAACAAAGGTATGGCACAGACTTAAGAATATGACTGGGTTTAGTAGAGACTCTATTGAATTAGAGTATAGAACAAAGGAGCACTGCAGTGAACAAGAAAGAAATGGATGGTACTTTGATGAAGACAAGGCTATTAGATTATTACAACAAATATCTAATGATATTACAGAAGTGGAATCAGAAGTTAGGGAGGTATTCAAACCCCTGCCAGTATTTCACGAAGTCAGTAAGGCTAGTGAGTACAACGCATCAGGGACTAGAAGCATACGTTACAAGAACCAACTGGAAAAAGGTTGTAACTTTACTGATGATGGTAGGTGGGGTTACTATACTTATGATGAGTTTAATCTAGGTAGTAGAAAACAAATAGCTAAATATCTACAACACTTTGGCTGGAAACCTACAGTGTTTACTGATAAAGGCAGTGTTAAAGTAGATGAATCTATACTTGAGAAGGTAGACATACCCGAGGCTCAGTTAATTGCTAGGTATCTTATGCTACAGAAACGTAGGAGTATGCTTAAGTCTTGGCTTGATTCTTATAATAGAGATACACATTCTATTCACTCAAGGGTACACACTATAGGCACAGTAACTAGCCGTATGAGTAGTAGCAATCCTAACCTACAACAAGTAGTAGCTAGTAGTAAAGAGTATGGCTCTGAGATGAGAGCACTATTTACGGTAGCTGAAGGCAATGTATTAGTTGGTGCCGACCTTAGTGGATTAGAGCTGAGATGTTTAGCCCACTATATGAAAGACCCTGACTATACTAATGAGATATTGACTGGTGATATTCATATAAAGAATCAAAAAGCCGCAGGACTTAAGACAAGGAATGAAGCTAAGAGATTTATATATGCTTATCTTTATGGTGGTGGTGATGCTTTAATTGGTGAAATTGTAGGTGGAAACAAAGGAACTGGTAGAAAAGTTAAGAAGAAGTTCTTGGATAACACACCAGCATTAAGAGAATTACGTAGGCTAGTAGAACAGGCCGCAGCTAGGGGATACATCAACGCACTAGATAAACGTAGAGTTTACATACGCTCTACCCATTCTGCTTTGAACTTCTTATTGCAGTCAGCTGGTAGTATAATAGCTAAGAGGGCTTGGGTTATTTTCCACCAGAAGTGTAAGCTACCATACAAACAACTAGGTGTGATACACGATGAGATACAAATAGAATGTAGACCCCAGTATGCCGTAGAGATAGGCGAAGCTATTGTAGATGCGATGAGGGCAACAACAGATTATTATAATTTGAATTGCCCTATTGATGGTGAGTATCAGATAGGTATGAACTGGAATGACACACATTAAATACAACAGGAGAAGGAATGACTAAAGACAATATAAACCCTGCCCATTACAAGCAGGGAAAGATAGAGGTGATTGAATTTATTCTAGACCAAAAGTTCAACTACTTAGAAGGCAACGTGGTAAAATATATCTCAAGATATAAAAACAAGAACGGCTTAGAAGATTTAAACAAAGCAAGATGGTACCTAGATTTATTAATAGAGGAGAAAGCAAAAGATGAAGACAATTAATACAGTAGTAGAGGATGTATATAAGTTACTTTCTACAAAGGAATATGAAGGAGACTTACAAAAGATAGCTGATACAGTAGGCGAAGAAGTCAGTGCTGCAATAGTAGATGCCCTTACCCCAAGAGAAAGTAAAGATGGGCTGAGGATGTCAGGTATAGGCAGGTGTGAACGTAGCCAGTGGTATAGTGTTAAAGGTTATGAACAAGAAGAGATTGATGGCAGTGTATATCTTACCTTTCTACAAGGACATATTCTTGAGGCAGTGTTGCTTGGACTGGTTGAATTATCAGGACACAAAGTTTCTGGTAAACAGAAGAGACACCAAGTTGAAGGAGTCAACGGTTCACAAGATTGTTATATTGATGGTGAGTTAGTGGATGTTAAGACAGCCAGTACTTGGTCGTATGATAATAAGTTTAAGCCTGATGGTATTAAAGATGATGCGTTTGGTTATATAAAACAGCTAAGTGGTTATGGTAAGACAGAAGACAGAGACACTGGTTACTTCTTAGCCTTTAATAAAAACAAATCAACACTGAAATTGTGTAAACAGGAACTGGAAACAGATGTTGATAAACATATATCACAGCTTAAAGACAAGATGGAACTTGACACACCACCTATGAGACTGGCCAAAGCCACTACTCTAGGTAAAGATGGAAGAGAAAGGCTGAATATGAACTGTGCTTTTTGTGGACATAAGGAGAACTGTTATGGTTCTTTGCGTAAAGAAACCAGGGGCAAGTTTACTTCTTATTATGTTGATAATGTAGCAGGGAATTTCTAATATGATAACACTTGAAGAACTTAAAGAAAGGGTCGCACTGAATTATGATGTGTGTTTAATTTGTGACGAATTAGAAATTGAACCTGAAGAACTTCTTGAGTTCTTTGAGAAAAGACTTTGGGCTAAACGTGAAAGATTTGAGGAATATTATGAATGAAATAATAATGACAAGTGTAGTATGGGTAGCAATAGGTGCAATGTGGACATACTATAGTGATAAGAAAGCATACAACGAAGGGATGATAGATGCAATAGTCCTACACAACAGAGGAAAGCTAACCTATAAAGTCTATGAGGATGATAATGGGATAAGTATGATTGAGATGAGAGTGATTCCTGATGAAAAATAAAGAAGTATATGTAAAGAAACG